TAAGGTAATTTTATTCCTGTTGGTTCTCCGTCTTCTCCAACATCTTCAAAACCTTCTAAGTCTACATTAACGTGACATTCTAACAAAGTATATACAGGTTCATTCTTACCTGTCTTTTTAGTTCCTTCTAGTTCACGTTCTTTCTTTTGTAATTCTCCATTAGTTTCTGTACCGGGGGGACTTAATTCTACATCTCTGTAGAATCCGCCCACCTGTTGTTTTCTTAATTCATTTTCAGAAATTTTCACAGTATGAATAACTGCTTCCGCATCATCTAATGAGGTAGCTGTGTACGGAACAATTAATTCATCTGCTGGTACAAACTTCGACACCACTCTTCCAAGTGGTAAGTCGTAGTAAACTTTTTTAAATGTAGAACCTGCAAGTGGTAAATGAAATAACATAGAATCAAATTCTGATTCGTATTCACTCATCGTATCCATGATTAAATAATTCATATAATCTTTAACACGTTGTGCTTGCTGTTCTGTTTGTGGATTTTTCTTACCAATAACTTGAGTTCTTACTGGTCCATCACTTGGTAATAATTCTTTGTAAGCTTGTGCTTGAAACTGTGTTACTGCTTCTGCAAGAACTGGGTGCGTTGCACCTGAAGCTCCTTGGAACGGTTCAGTTCTGTTTTCATATTTGAAACCTAATAAGTCTAATCCTGTTGTGTAAGCGCTCTCCCATTCTTTTCTAGAAGATTTGTAGTCCATGTAATTTTGAACCATTTCATTTCCAATAGGATCTAAAATATCTTCTGGTAAAATATCAGCTAAGTTATCAAAGTGTGATTCTGTTCCGGGTACATTAATTGCACCAGGTTCAAAGTCTAATGTAACTCCACCGTCTTCTTCTGGGATAACCTCTACAGGTCCTTTTTCAATATCTTCTTCCTGAACACTAACTTCTTCTTGCATTTCTTTTTCTGAAGGAATGTCAA